ATGCAGGCGATCCCGGATGCTGGTCTGGCCCCCGAGACTCCCCTTGTTCTCAAAGCTGGCCGCGAACTGGCTGAGCGTGAACATCTTCCCCTGTTCAGCCTGCTCACTGATCATGTGGACGATCACACCACCCTTTCGGTCTCGTTCAGCATCATGTTTTGCCCCCACCTCTGCCCGCACCAACCGCTCGTTCATGGGGTTGATTTCGATCCATTCGCCCTTGACCTTGTCGACGATCTTGGGTGCCAGCGCCGGTCCGTTGCGCAGCTCGATCTCCAACTTGCGCTGCGGGTTGTCCTCATCGGGGCGATGCAGGATCAGCCCGGAGGTGTAGAAGCCGCGCAGCGCGCTGGCCCCGGACAGCGCCAGAAACGGATCATCCTTCACCTGCAGCTTGCTGAGTTTCTTCGTGTGGTGGACGAGGATGACGCCACAGTCCGGGTTGATGTGATCGCGGAGGACCTCGACCCGATCCTTCAGGAAGAACATCATCGCGCCGTTGTCGTTTTCGCCGCCCCCGTCGGGTCCGCCATCGAAAAGGTTGCGGATCGGATCGATGCAGATGATGTCAACGGGCTCAGCCGGAAACGCAGCCCGGATGGCATGGGCGACGCCCACGCTGCCCTCGACATCAAGCAGCATCTTCAGCTTCGGCGTGGCGACGAGGTTGTTGCGCGCGGCAGCCAGCAGCTTTGGCGGCAGAGTGATCTGCTGCAGGCGTTCTCGCAGATAGTGATACTGGATCTCTGCCTGAAGGTAGAAAATCCGCAGCGGACGGGGCGGCGCGAAGCCAAGGAAGGGCACGCCCGCCGCCATGTGCACGAGCCAAGAGATCAGCAGGTCGCTCTTGCCGATCTTGGGCGCGCCACCCAGCACCAGCATGCCACCCGGGGTCAGCACGCGCGGCGCGATGATGTCGGCAGGCATCGGGCTCTTGTCGTCAAGCAACGCCCCAAGCGTGAATGTGGGCAGTTCGTTCGGCACGGGGGCTGCGCTGTCGAGGCGGATCAGCGGGGGCCCGTGCTTTTCGACATGGATGGCCCAGAGACGTTCGGACTCGCGCTTGAGCCGCTCCACGGGCCACTGCGGTCGGAGCATCGCGGCATTGTAGCCGCAGATGCCCTCCCAGCCTTCGTCCTTCGACATCCGGCCTTCGTGGACCATGCGGATGAAATAACCGATGGCGGCCGATGCCCCCTCGAAGCGGGACCAGTCATCCTGACCGCCCTCACGCACCGGCGTGACGAGGACATCGGCAACACCGGGCTTGTCGGACGAAGAGAAGTCGGGCTGCAGGGTGACCCCCGGCGCGGGCGGCATATCAGCCACTGCCTCGATGAATTCGCCCAGATCGCGTTCCAGCGTCGGGTTCAGCGCCACGATCCGGACCTGTGTCTTCAGGCCGTTCTTGTAATGGACCGAGCCCGCCACCCGGATCGGCTGGTGGGCGGAGCGGAAATGCATGTCGCCACCGACCTTGGCGGCAATGTCACCGCGCAGGCGGCAGAGACGACGGATGTCGTCACCCTCGGCGGGTTCGGTCAGTTTCCACCAGACATGCGCCTTCCGTTGGCCCTCATGTGTGACCCCACCGCTTTCAACCACCATGGTGGGCGGGCCAAGGTGACGTTCAAGGTGGGCACGTTTCGTGGCGATGTCGCCAGAGTCGATGTCTACCATCACGGTCTGCATCTGCAGGATTTCGGCGGCCTTGGCCTGGCCAGGGGCAGCGACGGTGCCAGGGATCACATATACAGCTGCACCCTCGCGCGAAGCCCAAGTGGCGAAGGTGGCCATCTTGTAGGAGACGAACTCGCCCATCTCGATCCAGATGTTGTGTGGTCGGCCGTCGAGGCCCTGCCCCTTGTCGATGAAGCTGCGGACCGGGATCAGCCCGTCGCAGTAGCCAAAGACCACCTGCATGAACTGCTCGATCTGATCGGGGTCCGGCTCGTCTCCGAAGACATCAACCATGGGGGCGGCATCGTTGAAATCGCGCCAGGGGTTGAAATGGACGAGATTCTGCAGCGGAACTGCGGGCTGGACGGGTGTGTCCTGCGCGGGTTTTTCGGGTTCGTTGCTCATGATCGTGTCCTCGGGTGTGTCGAAGGTGTCGGGCGGGTTCTTTGGGGTATCGTTCATCGGGCCTGCCCCCAGCAGCGCTCGGCGTGCGAGCAGAAGCGGCATTCGAAGAAGTCGCGGCTGGCGGCGATGCGCGGCAACAGATCGCCCGCCTCGGTGGCCTGCAGGATCCGCACCGCGCGGTCGGACATGCGCTGCGCAAGGGCTGCATCGAAGGGCACCAAGTCGTGGTGCAACTCAGCGGTGTCCTTGTTGATCGCGGTGAACAGCGCGGGCGCGGCCGCGATGCCCGGCACCGAAGGTTCCATATAGGCGTGGTAGATCGCGATCTGGGCGGCATAGACCGGCTTCGAGACTGTCACCCCGTCCTTGACGCAGGCACGCCAGTTCTTCGCGTTCATGGTCTTGCATTCCCAGAGTGCGGGGGCGTGCAGACCGAGTGCTGCCGGGGCGTCGGCGATGATCCCGTCGACGTGACCCCGGATGCGCCCGCCCGCGACAGAAAAGCCGAACTGCTCGCCATCAGGGCGATTGCCCTTGCGGGTGTAGAGGTCGACCCCGGCCGCGCGCAGCCAGCGGATTGCCAGATCCTCGAACTGGTGGCCGATTTCGAAGATCCGCAGCGTCTGGCCGCCGAAATCCGCGCCCTCGTCCTTTGGCGCGCCCGCGAATTCGTACTGCAAGGCGCGCTCGCAGGCATGCCCCAGCCGGGACGCGCCGAGATAGGTCCGGGGCGGCGTGGCCTCGCGTTCGGCAATGAGGGCTGCGTCGACCAATGCGTTGATCCGCTCGGCCATGGAGGGACGCGGGTTGAAATCCAGTGTCAAAACGGTACCTCCGCCGTGGCGGCAATGCGCGACATCTCGGCGCCGTAGCCCTCGAGCACCTCCTCGATCAGGGCGGTGACGTCAGTCGCGGTGAGATCGCTGAGCCGTTTGTCCCAGCCGATCTGGTCCATGGTCTGACCAAGCCGCTTCATCACCAGCGCGATGGCCAGGCGCTCTTCGTCAGTGGTTCCCTGCATGGTCAGTCCTTTCCGGTGGCGTGCTGCGAAGAACGACTGGCAGTGCTTCGAGCAGAACCAGGTGTGTTCGCGGGGGCGGGGTTTGGCGGGGTTGAAGAAGCCGAAGCCATGGGCGGGGCGCAGACAGACGGCGCAAAGCTTGAGGCGCGGGTGCCAGAGCCGAATACGCTCCGGGCAATCGGCAGCCGGTTCAGGCGGGGGTGCGATTTGCGCGACATGGCTCACGCAGCCCTCCCGAGGGACGGGGCCGCCCTACCGACCAGTTGCCGGATCTCGCGCTTGTTGAAGCCGAAGGTCATCAGCGCCGAGGCGCGATAACGGGTCAGGCCATAGTCCTGCCGAAACTCGGGCGGCAGGTATTGCAGCTGCTTTTCGGTCGGCGGCTGGCGCAGCCAGGAGCGGGTCTTGAAGGCGCTTTCGTCGGTTTCGTGGGTGTTCAGCCAGTCATCGGCCTTCGCGAGGCAGACTGTCCGCTCGCCCACTCCCAGCAGCCGAGGCGCACGCCCCTTCGCACCGCCCACCGCGTGCCAGCGACCGTCGAGGAAGAAAATGCCACCCCAGGCGTTGAAGCCGTTGGCCATTAGCGCAGCGTTATCGCCGAAGAGATCGACCCATGCGAAGCTCGATCGTTTCAGGAGGTCGATCTCGGACATGATGAAACCCGACAGCGGGGCGGCGTCGGAGCCTTCGCCGGTCTCCGGGATCTCGCGCGGGAAAGCCTCGCCGCAAAGCGGGCATTCGGTTGCGGCAAGCGGGATCTTCGCTTCGCAGGCCGGGCAGGTCTTGGTGGGGGCCTCACCGGTCTCAGACTTGCCGTCCAGATCGACATCCTGTTCCAGCGTGCCGTGGATCAGGCTCGATGTCCCGAAATCCAGCACGATGCAGTCGGTCTTGACGATGCCGGGGTGTTCCTCGGGGTCGACCGTGCGCAAACCCCGCCCGACCATCTGGATCATGGTCGATTTGTAGGAACTGGGGCGCAGTAGCACGACGCAGGAGGTGGGCGGATGATCCCATCCCTCGGTCAGCACCGCGACATTGACGATGACGCGGATTTCGCCCGAGGCATAGGCGGCAAGGATCCGGCGGCGCGTGCCAGCTTCGAGATTGCCATGGATGACGGCTGCCGAAATGCCCGCGCCGTTGAAAGCCGCCGCGACGTTTTCGGCATGGGCAACGGTGGAACAGAAGATGACGGTGGGCCGCTCACTCGCCTTTTCCTGCCAGTGTCGGACCACCTCGTCGGTGACGGGCGCGCGGTTCATGATCTGCGCGACCTCGGCCATGTCGTAGTCGGCTGCGGTCTTGCGCACGGCACGCAGCTGTTCCTGGACGCCGACGTCGATGATGAAGGTGCGCGGCGGCACCAGATGGCCAGAGGCGATCAGATCGCCCAGACGGACCTGATCGCCGACATTGTCGAAGATGTCGCGCAGCCCCTTGCGGTCCCCCCGGTTGGGTGTCGCCGTGACACCGAATATCCGGCAGGCGGGGTTGGCACCCCGGACATGATCGATGATCCGGCGGTAGCTGTCGGCCACCGCATGATGCGCCTCGTCGATGACCAGCAGGTCCAGCGCGGGCATCGCGGCGAGGTTGGCGGGCCGGGTCAGCGTGGGGACCATGGCGAAGGTCGCCCGACCGGCCCAGCACTTGGTCTCGGCATCGAACACCGAGGTGGAGATATCAGGCGCGACCCGGCCGAACTTGGTCCGGTTCTGTGCGGTCAGCTCGTCGCGATGTGCAAGGATGCAGGCCTTGGCGTCGCTCCCTTCGAGGGACTTCGCGACGACCGCCGACAGGGCGATCGTCTTGCCGAACCCCGTCGAGGCGATGCTGAGGGTGTTGCCGTGATCGCAGAGCGCAGCGAGGCTGCGCTCCACGAACAGGCTTTGACGGGGGCGAAGGCGCATGGTTCAGACCCTCACTGCGCCCAGGACGGACGGCCGGGCACGCCCGCCGACGGCTGCGGTGCCGCGGCAGGTTGCTGGACCGCCGCCGCGGCGGGCTGCCCCGCGAAGGACGGCGCCAGCCCCATGTTCTGGGCGTAATCCCGGTGATCCGGCGTCACCGCGCTGCGGATTTCGTTCTTGTCGTCGCCGCTGGCATCGGTGCCGACGTCGATCCGGGCGAGGAATTCGATCCCGTCGAGGTCCTTGAGCCCGTTGATCCGGCGCGCGGACTGCGCCTGCGGCGACTGGTCCTTGTCGAAAATCCCGCGCGCCGAATTCAGCATGCCGCGCACGAGGCTGCGCCCCATGTTGGCCCAATCCGGGCCCTTGGGGCTGTAGAGCCCGATCAGGGTGAAGATCTTGCGTCGGGCGTACTGGCCCTCGGTGACGGTAAACTCGCCGTTCAGATAGACCGCACCGGTCGAGCCGCGCGTGGCATAGCCGCCGGTCCAGCCCTGCGCGGCATCGTCGAAGCCGCCCGGCCGGATGGTCAGGCGCACCTTGGCCAGCGTGCCTTTCGGGATGAGGTTGGTGTTGCTCTGCGCGTCGTTGAAATCGTTCCAGGACCCCATGGGGTGCCTCCTTCTATGATCAGGATTGCGGGTGTTCGGGCGTGGTCGCCTCGACGGGCGGCTGATAGGTCAGCCGTTCGGTCGCCGGGGCGGCGGGCTTGCGGATCTTCGCCATCAGGCGGCCGAGGTGCGGTTCTTCGACCGCGCCGAGGCGGCCGGAGCGGTCCTTGGCCGGAAAGCCCCAGGGGTTGATCGTCTGGCAGACGAAGGCGCGGTAGGGATCGCCCCCCTCGGCCTTCAACTCCGCCATGGTGATCACCTCATCGACGATGCCTGGCAGTTCGAGTCCGGTCTTCGATCCGTCGATCTGCGGCTGGAAAACCTTGCGATTGAAGTCGTCCAGCTTCTCGTCGAGGATGCCGACGAACCAGACGTTCTTGGCCCGCGTGTGCTGCAGATGCGTGAGCCAGGCGATCATCTCGCGGCCATGCAGCCCGTAGGCGCCGCGCACGTCCGGCTTGCCGGTCTTTTCCGACAGCGCCTCGGGCTGGCCCTTGCACCATTGAAAGCAGAGCCGCCCGGCCACGGTGATGGAGTCGACGAAGATTGTGTCGTAGCGATCGAGGGCGGCCGGGTCGCCGAACTTCTGGCAGACGGCGGCATGATGCGCCGGGCTGTAGGGCTGCTCGTCGCGCAAGCTGGGGTTCGCGCCGCCAATGAACACCGCGAAGTCCCGGCATTCTGCCCATGTGCGCGGCCGGATGCTGTCGCCGGGCCAGCCTTCGATGGCCAGATCGCCCGCTTCCAGATCCATGAACAGCGTGTGGTCCGGATCCAGCGTCCACAGGAGGCTGGTCTTGCCGATGCCGGACTTGCCGAAAATGCAGCCCTTGATGCCGCGGGGCTCGGCCAACCGCTGGTCGGCAGTGATGATGGGCAGGCTCACTGCGCACCCCCTTGCGGGAGGATCTCGACCTTCAGCGTGCCGGTCCGCACCGTGCGCGCGGGCTCGAAGCCCTGCCGGATCGCCTCAGGCCAGGCGGCATAGGCGCGCTCGGGCACCTTGAAGCTGATCTCGACATATTCGGCCGGATCCTCACCCGCGGCGCGGATGCGCTCGACCATGGTGGCGAGCTTGGCCTGGTCCCATTCGACGCGCTTCGGCAGGTCGGCGACCACGGTGAAATCCCCATCGGCGAGGCGAACGGTGCCGGTGTCCTTGCCGCAGGCGCGGCGCGCCTCTGCGGCGCGGGTGGCGTAGCGGACCTCGAGCGCGGTGGAAAACCGCGCGGTGGCCGCCTTCATCTGTTTGGCGGCGGCGTCGATCTCGCGCTGGATGGCGGCCAGAAGCTCGACGGGCAGCTGGGCGATCTCGCCAGCAGGCAGGTTGATCAGCTGATCGATGCTTGGAGTGTTCTGCGGGAATGTCATGGTGGTCTCCGTGATGGTGGAATGGGGGATCAGGCGGCCCGGCTCGCGCCGAGCAGAAGCGTCGAGAGCGAGACGGTGGCGGCCTTGGGTTTGGGGCGGGCTACGGCGATGTAAGCGAATTCGTCGGCCCCGACGCGCGCTTGCACGAGGTGGACGAGGCCTTGTTCGGCGGCCCAGAAGGCGCGTGCCCCGAGGCTCGCCAGTTCTGCCCGCTGCTCGTCGGGCAGACGGGCAAACAACGGGAAGGTGTCGAGCGCCAGAAAGCCTCGATGGTATTCGAGACGGTCGCCCGGAACCGCCTGCGCGATCCAGGCGCAGAACTCGATCTCGGAGAGCGGCCGGAACGAGCGGGCCGCGATAAACGGTCTGGTGTCCATGTGCATGATCTCCCCCATGCGCCTCTAGCCGCGACGCCCGGAAACCATCCCAGGCCGGGCGGCAGGCGGTGTTGCGGTCAGGCGTCGGGGGACAACCGGCTCTGCATCGAGATGCCGACGAAGATGGCAGGTCTCGAAGGCTTCAACGTCCTCGCTGCGATAGACGACCCGACCGCCCAGTTTCAGGAACGCCGGGCCGGTCCCGGTCCAGCGCCAGCGCTCGAGCGTGCGGTGCGAAATGTTCCAGCGGTTCGCCAGATCAATCTGGTTGAGGTGTCTGCCCGCCATCGTCGTCTCCTGGATGCGTTGTTCGTGGCATCAGGATGCACAATTGTGCTGTGGGATGTCGTCGGGATTGGTGTGGGAGCAGGAGGTGGATGGTTTGCGCAAGCCGGATCAGGCGCATGGGTTCCGAGGGGGGATCGTCATCCCACCGCCATCCCCCGGACGATCCCACTCCGCGGCGCGACGGCAACGGGCGCGGTGGGCTGTGTCAGTCGCAGGCGAGCCGATAGAGCCCGCGCCGATTCGACCGGATCAGGTCGCGCCACCCAGGCTGCGACTTGAACACATCCGACATCTTCAGGCTTCTCGCTCCCGCGGAGGTCAGGACCGACTTGCCGCTGATCCAGGGGCTGCCGGCAAGTGCCGCTTCATGCAGCAGTCGTACGACCTGCGCCTGGATCTGGCCAAGGTGAAACGCCTGACCGTTGCAGCGGATCGTCTGATAGTCTGCCGAGGCGGTGAAGGGAGGTTCGAGCGCATGGGTGCCAGACCTGGAAAACCCTGATTCCGCTTCGAAACGATCCCGTTCCGCGCGGCGCAGCACAAGATCTCCGATCATGAAGACCACGGCGCTTTCATCAGGCCGGAGCGACGCATGATCGGCGTTCGGCGTGCGGAACTCCGACAGCACCAACTCGCCGCACCGAAACAGCAGGAAAGCGTCGTGCGCGTGCAGATCAAGGAGGCCGCTGTAGCGCTTGCGCGCCGAAGGTACAGAGTACCGCTGGCCATCGTCGGTGGTTTCGTGATCGCCGAACTCGATCGGCATGTTGAAGACCCGCACCGACAAGCGGATCCGGTCGTTTTCCGCCAGATAGACGAGATCCGCCTCAGAGATGTTCCAGCGCGCCATGATTTCCGGGAGTGTGAAATAAGCCTTCTCGATTTCCATGCTGACCCCTCGACTCCCGAAGCGCTCGTTCGCTCTCCGTTCTATTATCTTGACGCCCCCCGATCAATCATGTTTTATCCTATTTCATCCACAGCCCCTTGGGGATAAGAAATGGCCGAACACCACACACTGGCTGATCGCCTTCGGGCCCGCGCGCAGCAACTCGGACTGAGCCCCGCCCACGTCGCCGAATTGGCGGGCGTCAATCGTTCCTTCGTCTACGATATCCTGCGCGGTCGCTCGGTCCGGCCCAGCCTCGATCGGCTGGCCGACGTGGCCCGGGTGTTGAAGGTCGAACGTAACTGGCTGATCCACGGCTTTGGCGAGGTCGAGGGAGAGCCGCCGTTCATCGAGAACCCCGACGAGAGTTTTGTCGCGATTGCGCATGCCAGTCCGCGACCCTCGATGGGTGGCGGCGCCATCGTGACCGAAGACCGGGATACGCCCGGCCGCGCCTATCATTTCCGCCGCTCCTGGATAAAGGGCAGCCTCAAGGCCAGCCCGTCGCAACTGCGCATCATGCATGTCGCTGGCGACAGCATGGCGCCGACGCTGCTCGACGGCGATACAGTGCTGGTCGACATGGCGCTTCGCGTGCCGAACCCGCCCGGGATCTTCGTGCTGCACGACGGCATGGGCCTCGTGGCCAAGCGCCTCGAGCACATCCCTATGAGCGATCCGCCCCGGGTGCGCATCATTTCCGACAACCCGCTCTATGCGCCTTACGAAGGCACCGCCGATGAGATCAATATCATCGGTCGCATTCGTTGGTTTGCCAGAGAGATGTGACGACGCACCGGCTGCCACGAGGCATGGCGTCGTTCGTTGCCGTGGCGGCTCAAGCCGATCGGTTCGACGCTGGTCTGCGAATGATTGCGCAGGCCTACCCTAAGCCTATGAAACGGATTGTTTTTATGCGCCATCCGCCTAGCCTTTGCCCATCCAGGCAGAGGTGCGGAGATCAAGTCCATGGCAGCATCGGGACCAAACCCAGTTCCGGCAGCGCAGATGTCGCCAACAGCTCGCCGTGCCGAACTCTGCGGTCTGCTGGCGCTTGGCCTGATCCGGTTGCGGATGCGAGAGACGGGCGAAGTATCTGACGAAACGGGAGAAAGTTGCCTACACTCTCCTCCCGATCAATGCCGTCATGCAACTCCAACTCACCGGAGAGACGCATGACGAAGCCCGATCCAATCCCCGCGCGCCTGGCTGCGCTGAAGGCCACACCGACACCGGACCTGAAGACCCAATGGCGCGACCTGTTCGACACCGAACCGCCGCCCTTCAACCGCCGTTACCTGGAAAGCCGCCTGGCATATCGCATCCAGGAACTGGCCTATGGCGGGCTGAAGCCCGAAACCATCAAGCGGCTGGAAGCCTTGGGCGAACAGCTTGACGGCGGCAACATCACCAAGCGGCGCATCCGGGCTGATCTGAAGCCCATCGCGGGAACGCGCCTGATCCGCGAGTGGCAGGGGGTTGAGCAGATCGTCACCGTTACTCAGGACGGGTTCGAATGGCAGGGGCGGCCGTACCAGTCGCTGTCGGCCATCGCCCGCGCCATCACCGGCACACGCTGGAATGGCTGGGTCTTCTTCGGGCTGAAAAACCACCGGAGGACGGCATGAACAAACCTGTCGTCCGCAAACTGCGATGCGCGGTCTACACCCGCAAATCCTCCGAGGAAGGGCTGGAACAGGAGTTCAACAGCCTGCACGCCCAGCGCGAGGCCTGCGAGGCCTTCATCGCCAGTCAGCGGTCCGAGGGCTGGGTACTGGTGCGCGACCAGTACGACGATGGCGGCATTTCGGGTGGCACTCTGGAACGACCGGGCCTGAAACGCCTTCTGGCCGACATCGAGGATGGGCTGGTTGACGTCGTCGTGGTCTACAAGATCGACCGCCTGTCCCGCTCGCTGATGGATTTTTCCAAGCTGGTCGAGGTGTTCGACCGCAACGGGGTGACCTTCGTCAGCGTCACCCAGTCGTTCAACACGACGACGTCGATGGGGCGGCTGACGCTGAACATCCTGCTGTCGTTCGCTCAGTTCGAGAGAGAGGTAACGGCGGAACGCATTCGGGACAAGGTCCGCGCCAGCCGGATGAAGGGCATGTGGATGGGCGGCTGCCCGCCGCTGGGGTACGAGGTCAAGGATCGAAAGCTGGTCGAAAACCCTGCCGATGCCGCCCATGTCCGCTGGGTGTTCGCCCGGTTCCTCGAGATCGGTTCCGGCACCCTGCTGGCGCGAGAGTTGGCGGAACGGGGCGTCACCACCAGCCGTGGCCACCGCATCGACAAGAAGTTCATCTACCGGATGCTGAACAACCGGG